TCATGAGCACGGAATACAGTTACGTTCTGACCACTGATACTTCTAATCTTCATGATTTCAGTGTCAATGATAATTCTTTGATTCGCAGCCAAATCAGTGGTTGCACTTACCTTGAAGGTTGTGACCTTCTCAGAGATTGCACCATCAAGGACTGTAGCTGTATCATCATCATAATTTTGTTTAGCAAGTGGTGTTGCACTATATCTCTGAACTCTTTTCGCAGTTTTGATATTTGTACTACCATAGTAATCAACATCAACTTTCTTGATAAGACCTGATGGATTATCTGCAACGGGGCCGAATAGATAAGTTTTTGCAGTGAATCCTAAAGTATAGACAATTGTTCTACGAGTCTCAAAACTACCCTCATATTGGTCACTTTGATTTATACTTTCCAAGACAATCGGTATATCTTTTTTCTCACCTATTGAATCAATCAGATTAATTGTGATATTAAATGATGGTTGAAAATAAGGTACAATTTGTTCAAGTATCTGTAACGCATCATCACTTAACTTAGCCATAATACTAAGTTCAAATGAAACATTGTATGGAACAGGCATATAAACTTTCTTCGCAGTTGTTCCACCTTTTGCGAGAAAAGTTTGTGCAATTCCAGTCTTACGAGTTGGATCATATTGTATTCCCTGCATTTCAAAAGATAATCTGGGAAGAGTTATTGCAATCTCTCTTTCTAATTCTGGTTGTTGTTGAATTCTTGCCAAGAATTTTTGCATTGGGCCATAGG